TCCGGATTCTAACAATAACCCATTAGCACCGGGATCAGATGTTCCATCATCATCGAATATTGCTACAGGAACTTCAGAAGCAAATCGTAGTGCCCGCTCTACATCAGGAACCACTGTTGTTGTAGTTCCTGCTTTTAAGTAAAATGCATTTGAAGAGGTTGCAACAGGATAATCATCTGAAATAAGAAAAAGAACATCTTGGCCGCCAAACTCTGTTACTCTAAATGAGGAAGAGGGGGATAATTTGCCAAGATTAGCTTCAATTGCAGTATCATCGGCAAGCTGTGTTGCGGTAACTGTTCCAGCAACTCTTAATGTTTTAAATGACATACCCTACTCCTATGTTGCTAACATTTCTTTTTCAAAGTATCGCATAAGTTCTTTTTCGGTAACACCAAACTTTTTTGATACTTCTTTTATAGTTTTCTCAAAAGTATTTAGGAAATCTGAAGGTTTAGAATCCATGATTTTGAAGATAGAATCAATAGCATCTCGCATTTTAGGAGACAATTTCTTATATTCTATTGATTTCTTGTGTTCATCTTTCTCAAAAACTGTTGTTTGATAAAGATCATTAATCTTCTTCATTACTATCCTTCTTACCAATAAAGGTATTAGCTAATTCTTTTCGTCTTGTTTCTAAGGAACTTCCCACTTTATCAATCATAGTGTTACTAAAATGTGCTTCAGTTCCCAAATTATCACCTGATGATATACTATCAACAATTTCTCTTGTCATGATTATTTCTCCTCATCTTCTACTTCTTGACCATCGTATTTTGCAACATCATCTGGTGAGATTGGATTTCCATCTTGTGATGGGTATCTTGTGATACCATCTGTAGTTTGTGGAACATCAACGCCACCATCTTCTGGGTCCATACCAGTTTCTTTCTTTATCTGATCTTGCATATTTTCAATTTCATTGTCTGTCATACGCAACACTTTCTTCATTACATATTCTTTACTGAAAAATGTACCAATATAAGCTTCTACAGTTCCTAAATTATTCATTCTTGATTCTAAAAGTTCTGCATCTTTTAATTCTGTAAAGTGGCCATCTGCTAAGAAATCATATTGAATATGTTCTTGCATAAAACGCCAATCATCTGGTGATATAATACCCTTCAATAAAAGTTGCGTTTTTAGAATATCAGTGAATAATGGAACAAACTTTTTTCGTATTCTTTGTACAAACTTAGTAAATTTAAGTTCATCTCTAGTAATTTCATTGGAACGACCTAAACTAAATTGTGACTCTGCTTCCAAACGAGAAATTGGTACATTCAAAGACCTAAACAATTTTCTCTGGAAATAAATGATATCATCAATCTCACCAAGATTTGATCCACCGGGAAGTGTAGTAATCTCTGTACCCCTACCACCTTCTCGACGTGGGAGCCAGAAATCTTCCAACATACTCATATGATTTCTATCATCACGAATCTCGCCAGTCGATGCATCATACACTAACTTGTTACGATAACGATTCATAACATCTTTAAGATATTGTTCTGCCTTTATCTTTGGTAGATTACCAACATCAATATAGAAAATTCTACGTTCTGGTGCCCGTGAGATACGATAGATAACAAGAGAGTCTTCAATCATTCTCAATTGATTAACAGGTTTAATAGCTTTATGTAAATATGAAAGAACTCTACCAGAATTTCCATCAACTAAACCAGATGGGACATAAGTGATAGCATCTGGAGATATTCTAATTCCTTGATTAGAACCCAATCCAGCACTTGCACCCCCAAGGCCTTTATCATTGAAGATAAAAAATTCATCAACCTTTTTTACTTTGTCCACACCAGTTTTCTGATCTGGTTCTTTTTCTACTTGGCGAACTTTTTTAATTTTAGTTGGATCAATGTATCGAACTTCTAAAACACCCTCTTTGGGATTGGAAGTATTGATAATTTTATGAAAGTAAATTCTTCCATCAACATACCATCTACGAAATAGATCGTGACCTCTCTCTTCAAACTTTAAAAGCCTTAGAACTTCTTCAAATTCTTCTCTAATTCTTTTTTTGATTTTATCAGAGTAATCAAGATTGTCTAAGACAACTTGTACAGAAATATCACTTTCATTAGACACAATACCTTCATTGACGATATCTTCAATTGCAGTATCGCACTCTGATTGTTGTGCAATATCACGATACCGCCGAATTAAATCTATATCTGTTTTTTCTTTTCCATCAGTATCCAATAACGAACTCGCAAAGCCTCCACCGGCAATGTCTATTGTTCCGTCATCAGAAGAAGGACTTGTAAAAGATACAACGTCCTCCTCCTTTTTACTAATTTTATATCCAAACAATTCAGCCATAATAACTCCTACTAATTCTTTTATTTAGTAGGTCAAGAATTAGAAGTTTACGCCAGAAGCTTCAAAGTGTTGATATCTCCAAGTAACTTCAAATTCTTCAATAGCGTCTGCATTTTCTGATGTTAATTCAATTGCTGCAACAGTTGTTGGCCACGCATTTCTGAATACATAAGTTTTTAGAATTGTATCATCTCTATCTAATTGCTCGACCTGTAAATCTGTTTGATAATCAGTTAGATTGACAACACCTGTTGCTTCAGCAAGATCATTAATGCCGTTCATCCATAACTCCATAGAATTACGAATACCAAA